GAAGAAGGATTATTAGGATCAAACTGAACACTCTTCATAATATTCTGAACATCAGTAACACGCTTTAGCCCAGGATTAGAAGGCTCAAAGAAGCCTCGACCTTGAGTTACATTGCCAAGACCACGACCAAGTACAGCACCGATAGCACCAGCAGCACTACCAGTAGGATTAAGTCTTTGCATTTCTTGTGCTTGCAGTTGACGCTGTACAAACTCAGGGTCACTCTGCATAACCTGTTGTGCGCTAAGTCCCATAATTATTCCTTGTTAAAAGGGTGTATAACCAATCTGTTGTCTTCCTGGCTGTGCTAAGTAATTTAAGTCTGAGGCAGTAAACCCTCCTCCACCTCCTCCAGTAAATCCACCAAACCCACCTCCACCACCAAAACCACCGATAGCAGCACCAAGCATCTGATTCATAAATCCAGTCAATTGATTAGATGCGGCTTGTGCGGCTGCTTGTTGAGTTGCAGCGGCTTGTGACAAACCAGAACTCAGCAACTGCGCTCCAGCAGTAGCACCTTGTTGACCAGCACCACCAACAGCAAGACCAAGTTGCAAAGGTTGTTGACCAAGTTCTTCGATGGTTTGGGAAGTACCAAGGTAAGACTGAAGTGGTCCAAGTGCCTGTGTTGGAATACCATACATTTGAGCCAACTGTTGCGCTCCAGTACCAAACAGACCAGCACCAAATCCAATCTGTTGTTGTGCTGCTTGTTCAGCCTGTTGAGCAAGTTGCAGATCCTGCGCTCTCCTTGCAGAAGCCAAACTAAACAATTCTGGTTGACCGATGTCACCAATATTTAAACCAGCACGACCACGACCAAATACACTAGACGCTAGTCGTTGTTCTTCACGCTGACGAATAGGGTCAAGCAGTGCTGTTTGTTGACTGATGTATCTTTGACGGGCCTGCTCTGGAGATTCTGATAAATATTGACCACCAAGGTTAAACAAACCTACAGCAGACCTGCCTAGTGGTGATGCCATCATCTGTGCTTCTTCAGCATTCGTTAAAGCACCACCAGTCAATCCCATCAATCTATCTTGAATAGATCGTATTTCAGGTGCTACTGTATAACTAGCACTGGTTACTCTAGGAACACCTCCAACATCTTCAGTAGCAAACTGAGAAGTACCGAACCTAGTGGTAATGCCGACAGGACGGAAAGCAGCGGCTTGCGCCCCCATCCTTGCTGCCTCTCGTTGAGCAGCAGCAGCTTGTTCGCCTCTTTCTCTAGTGCCTTCAATATCGGTCAAGCCGATAGCGTCTGTAATTGAACTAACTACACTGCCCATTGTAGACTCCTTTTATAAATCCTATATGAGTTACCATCATTACCTAGTAAGTTTTTGAGATACCTAAATCCTATTGTCTCACCAAACTTACCTAACTTTATATTTTCTTGCTCTACTAATCCGTACATCGTTGTATCTAATAAACTCTGTAGTGTGTTTAAATCTTCTAAGTATTTTTTCTTTACTGAAGAGGACCATTTAAACACATCAGTGTGAAGCCAGTACATCTCATTAAAGTATTCTAGGTATATTATATACTCTTCTTTATTAACTACTGGTACTTTCATTACAGTTTCATAATATACGCTAGTGCATAGTAAGGTGGCAGGTTAGCATTGGTTCCACTAGAACCAGTAGAATCTGTAGTAAAGGTGTGCGTATGCGCTCCTGCCGAAGAAGTCGTAGAAGTAATTAGTCCTTGATAACCACCACCAGCATCACCACCTTCGTTTGGCTGAGTTTGACCAGCATTTGTTTGAACTGTGTGATTATGTGTGCCATTACTTGCCGTAGTACCAGTGTGAGTATGCGACACCACAATGGCATCAGCAGAGCCTCCAGTGGCTGCTACAGCATAAGAAGAACCAGCACCTACAATAAACCTATTGCGAAGGTCTGGAGTGCCGTTAGAGCCGTTACACAAAGCCCATCCGCTAGGGATAGAAGCAATAGATCCTGACCAGAGAATAATACCACCAGTAGGAAAAGATGCCGCTACAGCCGTAGTAACAAAAGCAGTAGTAGCAATCTGAGTATTATTAGTACCAGAGTTAGCAGTAGGTGCTAGTGGTGTACCAGTAAAGGTAGGACTGTTGGTGTCTGCCTTACTTGCAATTGCTGTAGCAATGGCAGTAAACTCAACATCAATCTCTGTGCCTTTAATAATCTTACCAGCGTTACCGCTAGGCAGTGCGTCCTTAGCAGTAAAGTTAGTTGCCTTAATATAGTTAGCCATTATACTGTCTTCCCTTGTTTAATGTAAATGTCTATTCGCTGAATTGACAAAGGATTACCATTGATGTCTGCTTCTAATCCTACCTGCATGATTGGTCCTTTACCGCCTACATGAGATTTAAACTTATCTAACACAATACCATCAGAGTACTCTGCAATGTTGTATTCACCTATATTATACTCGTATGCTACACCAGTTGCAAGTTTTTTTGTTACAGCAGAATAGTTTTCATTATAATCGAATCCCCACTTAATTGCAATCTCTTGAGCAGAACCACCAATCAAGACCATTCCAATCTGCTTCAGAATCTTCTCTTTCGTAGGAGAATCAAAGTCAAAGTAATTAGTGAAGTATTTTAAACGATAAGTAGCAGTGTTGTCAAGATGCCCAAAGTATTTACCGATATACCCCGGCTTGCCTATGTAAAGTTCTTTAGCAGCAGTAGAAAGGAAAGATTTAGGTTCAATGTTAGTCCAGATAGTTGTTCTAGCAGAACCATCCTGCAAAGGAGTACGCATGTCAAAACAATACACAAATTTAGTAGCAGGAAGACTTAGTAGATAGAAAGCATCACGATCAAAGTAAACTGACTTGATGTTAGCAGCGGTTTCAGATGCTACATTAGACATTAGATCATCACGAACATTCTTGCTGATGTCTCTGAATGGTAGCGACTTCTCCTGCACTACTCGCTGTAAACTACGAACACCTGAGTCAGACAAGAATATAATATCTGTACCAATGTTCTGAATACTATCTCTAGCAATGCAACCAACATTAGGAATATAATCAGCCAGTGTTAATTCAGTAACATCAATAGGATTACCATAGATAGCGATGTTGTTACGACCAAAGATAATTAAGAATCCGTTGTGAGCAGCAAGACCAATTATCTGATCGTTATTAGGAAAGATAGAATTTAATGACAGTGAACCAGAATCACCACCACTAAAGTCAGAACCATCAAGTAAGCGACTAAAGTAAACAGTTTGTCTATCTCCAACAATGTCTGCCATCCACAGACGACCATAAGCTGCTAATACACAGTTTGGTTTAAAATCTGTAGTTGTATATCCAGGTGGTAGTGTACCTACATCACCAAGTTGTTGGAAACCAAAGGAACCATCGTGGCTGTGTGGATCTATGTTAGTTGTAACAGTGCTTGTCAAAGCATCGGAGACTGTGTATCCTGTTCCAGCAACTGTAATAGTAACTGTAGCAACACCGCTTCCTGATAGCGTAGCAACAGTAAACTTAGCACCTGTTCCTGTACCACCTGCAATTGTCAGTACATCACCAACATTGTACCCACTACCTGCCGCTGTTACAGATACTGCTGTAATAGCACCACTACTAACTGTAGATACAGAAAAAGTAGCACCAGAACCACTAACAGGAAGAGCGTGGTAAACCAATGGAGGATGCGCTGTTTGAACTAAATACGCATGTGGTTTTGCATCAGAACCATCACCAAAGGGTATTGCTGCTCCTTGCCAGTTGTTACCAGTAATTGTATAAGTAAGGTCAGCAGTGTTTGCTTGATTACGAACCACCCTAGTTGTCATGGTGGTAGTACCAGTAAACAGTTTATTATTACCAGCAGAGATTAGTGTATTACCGCCAGAATCAACCATCTCAAACATAAACTCTACTGGATTAGTAGAAACAAGATCAGTATTCACTGTGGTGTTAACAGGAGTCCATCCACGCCTAGCACCTATACGACCATACTTGTCGATGATGCAGTTATAAGCCTCTAGCGCAAACCCACTGGACAACGAAATACTAGACTCTTGGATATTTAATCCAAAGAACCCTGGTGCTGCAATGGATGCTGCTGCTTGTTGTTGAGCCATTATCGATTCACCCAAACAAACTCTTCTTCAAAGAGATTGCTTTCATTGGAGATATGATCTGCTAATGATTGCTGATACAACTGATATGCTTCTGAACTAGCCATAC